TCTTGTACCAAAACAAGCCACAATTTTTTCAATCTACGATTATAAACGGAATCGTAAATCTCAAAAGCTTCAATTCTACTGTGCGATTTTGTGCTATAAACAATGGGTTTTGATTTTTTAAGTGGATTCACATATTGACCACCAAAAAACAAGGTTGACCCCCATTGAATAGGCGTTAACCTATTATCACAAATTCGGCTAGTAGATGTAGATTTTTTAAACATACATTTTCCTAACAAAAAAATCAGTATCCCCCTAAAATATAGATAAGTAAAACAATGTCAAGCGAATAATTACAGACTTATCCACAGCCCTGTGGATAACTTTTTAGATCCTGCCTATACTTGCCCCCTTTTTAAAGGGGTTTAACTAGGTATCTAGCCCCCCGTTGATACTCTTTAAGATCCTGCTGATACTCTAAACATTCCCTCAAATTAAGATTTAAAAATGTTATGTGTAAAAAATGTGTAAGAACTGTGTAAATAGAGAGCTGGTTAAAACTGCCAAAAAAAATTGGTTTGACGGGGGGTAGGGGGGCAACCAATTAGCGAGAGGGGGGAAGGAAAAAATGCCCGTGTATACATACACATACCCACCTCGACAAATTTTATCAAAATTTTGGACCTAGTGATAAATTCTGGGCGTGCCCCCTTGTCCAAAGTGTGTAAATCATGTGCATGAAGTGTGTAGGGGGGAGGAGCACTATAGGTGGTATGTGTGTGTGATGTGTGCTTTATAAAATCCTCCCCCTCTTACAGGAGACGCATAGCGCGGGGCTATGCACTTAACATTATATCCCAAACATACTTGCATTGCAATGCCTTTTGTTATATAATCTAACATATGGCAAAAGGCGACAAGTTAACAGCACAGCAAGAGCAATTCTGCTTGGAGTTCATTAAGGACTTGAACGCAGTGCGCGCCGCCATACGTGCAGGATATGGAGAACAACATGCAAAAAAGAATGCTTGGACGATCATACGGAACCCTGCTGTGGCCTCGAGAATCTCAGAACTCAAGGCCGACCAAACAAAGCGTACTAAAATTGAAGCGGATGATATATTGCGCCGCCTAGTGCGTATCGCCGAAAAGACTGAGCAGGAGGGCGATTATCAAGCGGCTATCCGCTCCTTGGAACTCCTTGGCAAACATCAAGCGATGTGGACCGATAAGAATCTTACCGAAATGGAGGTTAAGAACGCCTTTGCTACGGGCAACTCGGAGGAAGACATCCAGCGTGACGTGGAACGATTGAAAAAAATCGCCGCGCCGCATTTGAAATTAGTAGTAAAGAAAGAGAGTGTACACTAAATGACAATTAAAACTGTAAAACCACAACAACCCGTGGAAGGCCCATACACAAGTACTCGGTATACGGCACAGGCAAAGCAGGGAAAGAACAATACCTTTACCTGGACTGAAAAGGCTGAAGAGTATGAAGGCCCAGCGCACGGCGTTTACACCAAGACCATACAGGGCTACGTGAATCCTAAGAAGGAGGACTGATATGAATTGGAAAAATACTCCTAAAGGAGTAAAAGCAAAAGTTGGAAAAGCTGATAAAAAAGCTAAATCGGGCGGAGATCCTCATGGCCGCACCACTAAGGAAAAAGTTGTAGACTTTGCTAAAGGTGTGGGTTTGACTTCTGGACAGAAGAAAGCCCGCGATTTTGCGATAGGTGGCGCTGCATTGGCTACAGGAGCTTTAGGCAATCTCGCATCAAGAGCTGCTAACATTGTTAAAAAAGCCCAAGCTCATAAGAAAGAATAGGAGACCATAATGGTAGAAGTAACATTAAAATTACCAGCTACAAATGAGTTGGATAAATTTAGAAATTTATTAGATAATAAAGATAAACTTGTAAAACAAGAAGCAAAAGATGGAACCAGAAATCAATATCAGATAGAGATACAAAGACTTAAAAAAAGATATGGTAAAGATTTTAAAAAATTATTAAGTCAAGCTAGAAAAATGCCTAAAGGTTCTGGAAAAAGTACACCAGTAACTGGAGCAGGCGAAAGAAAGGAACAAAAGTTCTTGGATGAACAAACTCCTTTTGCTAGTCAAATGAATGCAATCTTAGGTAATAAAGAATCTTTAGTTGAAAAAGGTAATTATGGTTCTAAGATACAAACTTTAAAGGATAAAATAAAAGCATATAATGCTGATCATGAACTGGTTGGAAAAGAAAAAGTTAAGTTCAAGGATGTTCTTAGAAAATCTCAATTGTCTAAGGATATAAATAAGAAAGATGAAAAAGCTAGTTCTGCTCCAAAAGGTTCTCGTTAATGGGAAACCAGAAAAAGCTTTATGACAATCCAAAGGACGCGGCCAAGGATTTATTTACGATTGGCGGCGCGGCCATCATAAATAAAACTCTGCAGACTCCGATTAAAAAAGGAAAAGAGAAAGCGGGGAAATGGGTTGAAATGGCTCCAGGTGGTGGACAAGTTTTAGAAACGGCTGGAAAATTAAAAGATAAAGGTTTCTATGCCGAAGTAGATCCTTTACAACAAAAGGTGGGATTCGGATGGAAAAAGAAATTAGGTGGTTAGAATTAAATTAACAGGAGATATTAGTATGGTATTACATCCAAGGTTAGACTTATATGATCCAGATAAACCAATTGAAGATTTATATCAACAATTGATTATTTGGGGAGATCAAGCATATGTCTGTCACCTTAGAGGATAGAAACGCTGCCACAAGATTAGCAATACGACAATCTAGAAAAGATTTATTAGCATTTATTATGCTGATGAATCCTTCATTCAGCGTGGGTCCGCATCATAGATTATTATGTGATCAGCTCATGAGAATTGAAGCGGATAAAGTTGATAGGCTTATGGTCTTTGTGGCTCCTCGTTCGAGTAAATCCCTCATAGCATCTACGTATTTTCCAGCATGGGCGCTTGGGCGCAATCCTTATTGGCAAGAAATAGCTGTGTCTCATAGTGATGATTTAGCTACACGTTTTGGACGGGCCATTCGTGATATTGTTAATACAGAACAATATAGGCATATTTTTCCACATATTAATATTCGAAAAGATAATCGTGCGGCGAATAGCTGGGGATTACAACATAAAGGTAAAGAAGCGGGATCTTTTTTAGCGGCAGGTTCTGGTTCAGGCATAGCGGGCTTTGGTGCCCACCTTGCTATCATAGATGATCCTATATCCGAGCAAGATGCTTATTCAAAAGCTAGAAGAGATGGTCTTAATGAATGGTATTCCTCTGGATTGCGTACTAGATTGATGCCAGGGGGTAAAATAGTACTTGTTATGACAAGATGGCATGAAAATGATTTAGGGGGGCATCTATTATCATTAGAAGATGACACTCCTATGGCAGATAAATGGGAAGTTATACGTATTCCTGCCTTAAATACTACGGAATCCTTAGAAATTTTAAATAAAGCTCGTGAAGATTTAAAGAAACAAGGGTATTTATCTAAGAAATACCCCAAATTAAAGCTAGGAAACTCTTTTTGGCCTGCATCTGACCATAAAGATGGCTTTTGTTGGACAACAGAAGAGATAATTCGTACTAAAAACAACACACCTTCCTTTAAATTTGATGCATTATACGCTCAAACTCCTACAAATGAGGAAGGAAACATAATAAAGCTGGATTGGTGGCAGAATTGGGACAATACTACCCCACCTGAGTGTGATTATATCATACAATCTTGGGATACGGCCTTTTCAACTAAGACATCTGCTGATTATTCAGCAGTAACTACATGGGGAATCTTTAAATCAGGGTTTGACATACCTAATTTAGTACTATTGGGTGCAGAAAGGGGACGTTGGGACTATCCGACTCTGCGTGAAAAGGCAGTTAAGAAATATGATGAACACAAACCTGATTCCATACTCATTGAGAAAAAAGCATCGGGTCAATCTTTAATTCAAGACTTACGAATGACAGGATTACCCATATTTGAATTTCAACCTGATAGGGATAAGGTAGCTAGAGCTTATTCCGTAACATCTTTATTTCATAATAAACGCATATATGCTCCTTTTAAAAAAGATTGGGCTATGGATGTCATAGATGAAGCTAGAACTTTTCCGACAGGCAGTCATGATGACTATATGGACACTCTTTCACAAGCTTTAATATGGATGCGTAACGGTGGTTATATTACTCATACTAAAGATACATGGCTTGACAATAGAGAGAAAGAGATTTATAATAGAGAAAGTAGTAGACGTTATTACACATAAGGGGATATATGGCGATTGAAAAGAAAATAGATTTAGAAGAGGAATTGCAACCTGCGGTTCCTATACCGACTAATGCAACAGATGTAACAGCGACACCTGATGGTGGTGCTGAGATTACATTAACAGATCAACAGCAATTGGATGAAGCGGAAGCTATGGGACTTCTTGAAGAGGAGGCACCAGACCTTACACAATTTGATTCAAACCTTGCGGAGTCCATGCCTGAAGAGGATATTCAAAAAACAGCAAGTGACTTGGAAGAAGGTTTCACAAGAGATAAGGATTCCAGACAAGAGTATGATGAAATTGCGGAAGATGGAATTAAGTTATTGGGA